GCCGAACGTGTTGATCATGGACCCGTTGTACTTTTCAGCTCTGGGCGCTCTCGAGGACAACGACGGTCGGCCACTGTTCCCGACGGTCGGACCGATGAACGCATTCGGTACCGTCAACGCTGGCTCAACCGACGCCGTCGCGTTCGGGTTGCAAGTCATCGTCGACCGCAACCTCGTGTTGCCTGGCGGCAACAACGTGTACGTCGGCAACTCTGACGGTTTCGAAATCTTCGAACAGATCAAGGGCGCAATTTCCGTAGACGTCCCGTCAACGCTGTCACGCACCATCGCGTTCCGCGGATATCTCGCGACGCTGATGATCGACAACGCCAAGTTCGTCACTCGCGCCTGATCCCCGCACGGACGGTTCGCCTACCATCATGTCAATCGCAATCACCAACCTCGAGTGCACAGACGACGTTGTCACCCTCACCGTCGCGTCCGTCACAGGCTTGGTGGTGGGCGAAACCGTTCACATTTACGGCACCGGCTATTCGAAACTCGACGGTCACCACCAGCTGACCGCAGTCGGTGTCACCACCGTCGAATACACGGTCAACAATCAGACCGACATCACGTCGACCGCAGTGTCAGCCGTCTTAGTTGAGGAACCAACATGGATCGACGAAGACGACGTCGAAACGTTTCTCGGCATTGCTGCGGCCACCGCCAACGACACCGCATTTCTTGCCGAATGCGTTCTAGCGGCCAACACGTTTGCGTTTCGCCGCCGCCACGAAGCCGGCTACAACGACAACCCGACTGTGGCGCCAAATGGCGCAGCAAAAATGGGGACGATTCTTTACGCCGCCAGCATCTATAGGGAACGTGGCAGCGTTGATTCGTTCCAATCGTTCGACTCGATGTCGATGCCACAACCATCACTGACAATGGGCCGCATCTTGCAACTGCTTGGCGTAGGCCGGCCACAGGTGGCGTAATGGCAACGACCGCCGCTGGAATCTTTCGCGACTCAATCGCAGCCGTATCGTCCGTCATCACCGGCCTCGGCCTGGTGCCGGTCACCGATCCACGCAACGCACGACCGCTCAGCGTGTTCCTTGAGCTGCCGACCTGGGACTCGTTCACCAGTCGCATTGCAGACGTCACCATGCGGCTCCGAGTTCTCGGAGCGCCGCCAGGCAACCAAGACGTAGCCGACTATCTGCTCACCACGTCGTGGACGATTATGAACAGCTCGTTGGCCGTCGTGGCCGGCGCACCATCGGTAGCGATCATCGGCACCCAAGAGCTGCCGTGCTACGACCTGACCATCCGTCTAGCAAGCACCTACGAAGCACCGACCCCATAAGGAGCCGACATGGCAACGACCACCCATCTCACCAATCCTGACGTCTCAGTGGCGACAGTAGACCTATCCGATCAGTGCACCAGCGCCACCATCACCATCGGATTCGACTCGCTCGAAACCACCGCTTTCGGCAGCACCGGTCGTACCTACACAAAGGGACTACAGAGCGTCGAAGTGACCCTCACCATGTTCCTGAGCTACGACACCGCGGAGGTCGAAGCGACGCTCTACGACATCCTCGGTGACGGCGACACCACTCTCGTCATCAAAGCGACCAGCGGCGCCGCAGCTGTTAGCAACCCGCAGTACACCATCACCAACGCCATGCTCGCGTCGTTCACGCCGATCAACGGCAGCGTCGGGGAATTGAGCACTGTCGAAGTGACATTCACTGGTGGTACGTTCGCACGCGCGACGACCTGACAACAGAAAGGCCCCGACAATGAAACTTCGGCTCGACGTCGAGATGAACGACGGCACCCAATGGACCGTCGACACCAACCTGTTTACGGTGGTTGCATGGGAACGCAAGTTCAAACGCAAGATCAGCGACCTCGGCTCTGGCATCGGAGCCGAGGATCTTGCATACCTGGCCTGGGAAGCTGCCAAACAGAACGAAATTGTGGTGCCGATGATGTTCGACGACTTCATCAAAAAAGCGAAAAACGTCACCGTTGCATCCGAGGCAACCGTCCGCCCTACCCGAGAGGCACCTGGCGACGAGGCCTAGCAGAAATGCTGGTCATGTTCGGCTGGTGGCCTCCACAAGTTGAGTTCGATGTCGAAGACCACGCCACCGTGGCCGACATTCTCAAAGACAGAGCGAAACGGTGAGCGTCAGCGCAAGCATCGAAGTCAACGGCGTGCGCGACGTTCTACAAACGCTTCGCAAAGTCGACCCCGAGCTGCGCAAACAATTCACACGCGACGCACGCACCATCGTCAAACCAGTCACCGACGACGCCAAACGTCGCTACACCGTCGTTCCGCTAAGCGGCTTTCGCCGCCGTTGGTCTCCTCGAGGTCGAGACCTAACACCTCGCAACATTGGCCGCTATCGGTCCGGCGTCGTGTTCAAAGTGAACGCGTCAAAAAAACAGCGCACCGTGTTCACCGTCCAACAAAAAACACGCATCGCCGTAATCATGGATATGACCGGCAAAAAGAACTCCGGCAACCAGCTAGCAACCAGTCTCGCCGCCGCCGGTTGGGGACAACCGTCGCGTGTTATGTGGCCGGCCTACGACGCACGCATCGACGAGGTCCGTGACGAGCTCGTCGACTTGATTACGGAAGCGGCTGACAGAATTAGCCGCAAGTACGAAAGGTGAAGCCGTGGCTCGAGGCGCAATCAACCTTCCGATAATTACCGAATACAACCCCAAAGGCCTTGAGCGCGCTATTTCGGACTTCAAAAAGCTCCAAACGCGCGGTGAGAAAGCGGCGTTTGCGTTTCGCAAATCATTCGCACCAGCCGTAGGAGCTCTCGGTGGCCTCGTTGCTGCAATCGGTCCGGCAATAGGCAAAGCATCCGACCTTGAGGAAGCAACGTCGAAGGTTCAACAAATCTTCGGTGACGCCGCCGCCGAGATTCAAGACTTCGCACGCACAGCCGACATTGAGCTCGGCCAATCGCAAATCGCAGTCTTTGACGCTGCCGGCACATTCGGCACGTTCGGCAAAGCCGCCGGCCTAGCCGGTGAAGACCTCGCCAATTTCACCACCGACTTCATCACCCTCGCTGGCGACCTGGCGTCGTTCAACAACACCAGCCCCGAAGAAGCAGTCCAAGCGATCGGCGCAGCGTTACGCGGCGAATCCGAACCGCTGCGCCGCTACGGCGTGCTCCTCGACGACGCACGGCTCCGAGCCGAAGCGTTACGCATCGGCATTTACGACGGCGTAGGAGCGCTCGACGCCGAACAGAAGATCTTGGCGGCACAGTCCGAGATCTACAAACAAACGTCGGACGCTCAAGGCGACTTCGCACGCACCTCGGAAGGCCTCGCCAACCAGTCACGAATCCTCAAAGCACGATTCGAAAACATCACCGCCGAAGTCGGCCAAGCGTTACTGCCAGTAATGGAACGGCTCATGCCGTTCGTTGAGGGTTTCGTCGACTTCCTCGCAAACAACACCGACCTCGTCGTTGCTTTCGCTGCTGCTGTCGGAGCGACCGCCACCGCTGTCATCGCCGTAAACGCAGCGCTCAAGGTGTACCAGGCGTACAAGACGGTCGTAAAAGTCGCTAACACCGTCATGGAAACCGGCTTCCGCAACCTCGCCGTACAAATCGGCAAAGCCGCATTCCAAATAGGCCTGGTGTCCGGCGCAGCATTCGCAGCGCTCGAGATCTACAAGCAGTACAACGAACGCAAACAACGCACCACCGAAGTCACCAACGCACTTGTCGACGCTCTCCTGGCCGAACGCGACGGCCAATACGGCGCAGTCGACGCCGCCATCGCCGCCACACTCGCCAGCGAACGCAACCAAAGCGCACTCGAAAACCTCGGCATCAGCGCCCAGGATTACGCCGACTTCCTCGACGGCGAAGCAGTCCCAGCCCTCGACCGCTTCAACGACGTCGCAGGCGACGAACTCAAGATCCTCGAAGAGCTCGGCTACGAGCTCGACTTCAACACGACAAAGAACATGGCCGAGTTCGTTTACACGGCCTACGACGCACGCGACGCTCAACAACGCGCCAACGCCGAGTTTGACGCTGCCGTCGACATCAACAAAGAGCTGGCCGACGCTGTTGACGAATCGACACGCACACAAGAAGCCATGGCCGAAGCGACCGCCGCAGTCGAAGCCGCCATGATGGCGTACGAAGATTCGCTGAAAGCAACCGCCGAACAGATACGCGACCTGACCACGGCCACGCTGGAGCAATTCAACGAGGACCTGGCGTACGAAAATCAGATTCGCCGCACCAACGAAGCCCTCAGCGAATACGCCGAAACACAAGTCGACGCAGAAGCATCAGCCGCCGACTTGGCACAAGCACAAGCCGACGCCGCTCAACAAGCACTCGCACAAGCTGGCGCAGCAGTACGCGCCAACGAAGACAT